CCATTTCATACGTACGGAATGGTTATCCGCGTATACACCAGGATCAAGAGATCTCTTGGGTTTAACCAAAAGAATTGATCCCGACTCTTTACGTTCAACAACGCTGAGCTCTTTTCTAAGGAGCTCACACCAAGATGGTTCTCGCAAGGGTAATTCCCTTACTGTAGGTTGTAGAACACGATGCTCCACTCTTTGCAAACGGCGATTAAACCGTTTACGGAAGTTCACATCGTTACGACTGCCCGCAGCAATACGAACTACAGTTGGAATTTGTAGTTCGCTTTGGGGATATAGATAACCGACCTCATCCTCAATCAAATTGAGAATCTCGCCAGTATCACTAGATCCAAACTTCTCAACAATATTGTTGTAGAAGTCAGCAGAAGTTGTAATCGAGGTACATGACTTATCAAAGGTTTTTCGTAACCGAACGGGGGTGACATCATAACCATTATGATAATCACCACCGCAAGACTCACGAAAGGGACCCTTGAGGAAGGACTTGTGGCGATTGATTACAAGACCAATCATCTCTAAATCCTTCATTATCTCACTCGCAACATCGGAGTCGATGATAATGTCGTCACCGTATACATAGACCTTTCTGGAGAAAAAAAGACCAGTAAGTCTATGCAATGTCGCCTGCGCACTAGCCCAAAAGACTAGTGCTTCAACCGGAAAACAACAAGAACTACCCATAGGGGCAAACTTGTTTAGTTTTATCTTTTCACCACCGGGCAAAATCGTATACTCGGAGCGACATGCTTCGAGACACTCGATCCAATTGGCAGGAAAAACATGCCTTACTAAATCGAGAGATACACGATCAGAAGCCTCTGAGAGATCAAGCGTTGCTAATGAATCGGTTTTTGAGCCGAACCATGCCAACGTACGATTAATCTCCTGATCAGTGAAATTCAACTGATCACGGGTGATATGATGGGTCTCGAGGTGCGCATACATCTTTCTCATAAGTCCTTGCTGAATATACATTAATTCAGCGGGCTCACAAGAGATAATGCGAGGTCCTCTTGAATCCTTGGGCACTAAAACAACACGTGCACAAGGATCTGACTCCTGACTATCAACAAGTCGATCATAATCATCAAGAAGATGATTATAGTTGAAGAAAAAATAGTCAGCATAAGGATAAATTTTATCAAGCTTCTCGAAATATCGAAGCTTGTGCCATTTATCTTCAGGGAGGGTTCGGCAAGCGGTTGCTCCGCTTCCGTGACATGGGCGTATGTCGTAAGGATCCAAATTACAGAGGATCCGAACGATGATACGCCGCATGACATCTACGTGAACCTTAGTATTAGGTACACCAAGATCAGTAGACCGAATAAGGTCACGATCAATATTGACAAATTGATCAATGAACTCTTTCCGGATTCCCTCGTCATAGTCAGCCTCCAGTTTATAGAAAAGGTAAGACAATTGTCTCACACAATCTACGGCAATAGAGTTACCAATTAACGCTTGACTGATGCACTCTCCCATAAATAAGGGAATACCATCACCGTCTGATTCGAAACCAGATGGTGGTTCCCATGCTGTTGTAGCATGGAAAGCATCAATAGCTTTACCTATATTAGGTAAAGTACGCGTTAAGAATGACAACCCCTCTTTCCTTGTTCTAGCTAAGAAGACGGATAAATCCTTCTCCTCAACTAAAACTCGGTAGCGAGGGTGAGTCGCCAGGGCTGTCCATAAAAGACAGTGGCTTTTCAGGTTACCCATAAGGGACACCTCCAAAAGAGCACACCCATGGTTTTCACTCTGTGCATCACATACACCGCTACTCAAGAAGAATAGAGATGTACCGCTAATAGTTTATACCTAACTCCCAAGAAGGGAAAGGCCTAGACCTCGTTGTTAAGTATCGCCGCAACATTAGCACTGGCTCCGCCTTCAATGAACAAGTCAACAAGATTATTGACGAGTTTGTAGATGACAGAGTTCGTGACAGCTGTGCTTGGCGGGCGATCAATTACCGTATATACAGCAACCGTCGCCGGCACACCGAAAGCGTCTACGACCGTTTGGTCAAAACGCACGAGGTGCCGATTGTTACCAGCTTTTGTCGTCTCATGAGAAATCGTGAGTTTATATTCGACGGGCGGGGTTTGACCCGCAATCGAATATTCAGATCGGTTGATATCAGCCGCACGCAGCGTGTAAACTCTCGCTGTCGTGTCCACATCAGTTGCGGAATCTTCCGACAAGGTTAGTGACGTACCGAGCATAAAGTGTGCTCCTCCCCTAAAAGTAGGGTGGTAAAGATCGTTAACGCATATCACTATGCGATGAATTCTAAGGACGCTTTGTATGGGTCCCAAGAACAGTAGCTAAGGAGAGTCCAAGAAGGATCTGCTTAGCTGTTGGAAAACTCGCACCTAGATCTTTCCAAGTGGATCGATCAGGCGAAATAGGAATACGTTGAAAATATTTCTCAACGGTCATCCATTCCCCGCTCTCCAAGGTTGGAGTCATGCCGAGTGCAGAAGCATCGACGGTAACTCGACTCAGAGTAACTATCTCTTCGCTGTAGTTGATATAACTATCAACATACATAATCGGTAACTCCATAGTATCTATTTTGTACCTTCCCAAGAACGATCCAACATCGAAAAACCAATCGATGACGAAAGTAAATGGTAGGGCATCCCACAGAATTCTGGGGTTAAGCTCAAAGCCGAAAAGGTCAAGAAGACCTCTAACGGTTTTCTGTAAAGCGCCAACAACCTGCAAAGGTTGCGGACGCCAAACAATATGAGCTGTAGCGTGTCGTTTACACGTCACGCGCCAGTTACAAGTAACATATTGAACTGACTCAAAAGAACCCGATTTTGTCGTGATGTCATCGAGGGCTGTGGTAGAACCGTGAATGGTTTTTCCTAAGCTTTTCTCGAAGGCTTTGATCTTACCGTTTAAGGACCTCAAATTTGAAACAATCGTAGCCAAATCCGCTTTAAGCGGAGTGAGGCCAAAATTGTAGCTCAAATAGAGGCCGGCCGCGTCTTTCGTTGTCGCATGCCGTAATCTCTTAGCAACTGTTAAACCCTTCTTCAAGCTCGTCCACAACTTTGTAACGTCGTCAATTTCCAGAAGGAAATTGGGAAGACTAATTGTGGTGAGATCAGGTCTAAGACGCTCCGCTGAGGAGTTTATCATAGACTGACCACTTACACTAAGAACAGCATCTTGGAGATTTACACCAAGCGCTGTCTTAGCAATAGTAAGTGCTTGATTGTGAGCTGCCCCCGACTGAGTGTGGTGATTATAGGCCGTGAAATACGTCCCATGAACCGCCCAAGTTAAGCGCTTTGAAATCAGCGCACTTGAATAATCAGTCGTAACATGATAATGCCTACAGAAGTTAGACATGTTCCTTAAATAAGGAGGTCTAGTGGTGTAGGTAATCCCCTCTTGTTCAAAGGCCGTTGTCAGAGTTGACGCGGGACCAGTGGAAACTAACGAATCGTCAGAAATCTGATACTCGTTAGTTGGTGGCACATCTAAAATAGTGTTCACCGGGGTTCTAATCTTAGTCCGACGTGGACCAAGAATGAAATCATGAAATGGCATATACAGTTTACATCCTTCCGTTGA